ATCTTCGGGTACATTACCACCTGAGATGATGGCTAGTGTTCAGGCTCGTAAAGCAGCGGCAGAGGCCGCACTTGCCTCTGGTAATGCAGCTCGTGATGCTCGTGTTGCTGAAGCTAATGGCCGCACCCTATCAGTAGAAAACCCAGTAAACGGCAATGTCGCTAGTAGCTACGGCCCTATCCTTCAGCCTAACCCTAACGAACAGCCGGGTGCAGACCCTGCGATGTACACTCCAGTACCCGCACTGACACCTAACCCGTCTGCTATAGGTGCAGCTGATCCTTATGCACCTCCATACGCACCTAGTGCAGGTGGTGTTTTGCCTACAGCTGCTAACGAGCCAATCCCTATGGGACAGGCTCCTGTAGACTTCGCAACTCTGGAAGCTCAAAACTCTAAGAGCCCAGTGCTCATCAACACAACCACTCCAGCTCCTGCCACTACCACTGCAAATACAGCAGCGCAGACACCAGCATTAAGTACAACATCAAGTACAACTGCCACTCGTGCCCCAGCCCTCTCAAGAGGCGCAGGTAACATGACAGCCAATGCCCGTGGTTCCGCTCTAGGAATTACTCCACGAGGCGAGGGCCTCATCCGCATTGGTGGCGCTATGTACTCTGGTGCTCTCAAAGGCGATGGTCTGGGTGCCGCTACTCGTGAGTATGGTTCCATACAGGATGCCAACCGCAAGGCTGAAGTTGATGCTTACAATAAGGCAGAAGCAACACGCATTGCAGAGCTGAGGGCTAAAGGTAAAGGCAAAGGTAAAACTGGGAAATTAGCTGGTCCTCCTACTGCTGTGTATAAACAAGCTACTTTGAGCGCTATTACACGCATTAAAGACCTACTAGCTTCTGAGAGTGGGTTTAATCCATTTGATAATCTAACTGGATGGACAGGTAGTCTTTTAAGCTCTGTACCGGGCACTCCTGCACACGATGTTTTGAATTCAATTAACACTATTGAAGCAGCGGTAGGCTTCGATAGGCTACAGAAGATGCGTGATGATAGCCCGACTGGCGGTGCTTTGGGTCAGGTTACAGAGCGAGAGCTTGCGCTCTTGAGTCAATCACTTGGTTCATTAAAGCAGTCTTCTTCGAGAGAGCAATTTGTTGCCAACCTTGAAGCAGTTGAGAAGCACTACCAAGCAGCAGTTGCAGCCGTAGAGGCCCAACAAGCTGAGTGGTATCGTATGAATGGTGGGACAATGCCTGCCAAGCCTACAGCCGCACCAAGTAACACAGGATCATCCAATATGTCTGCTGCTGACGCCATTGTTGGCATTTAAGACTAACACGAGGAAGAACTATGGCTGAAGTCAATAGGATCGAGAAGTACGCCGAATGGCTCGTACAGAACAAAGACAAACAAGGTACACCTGAGTTTGCTACTGTTGCCGAAGCGTACAAAACTATGCGTTCTGAGGCTTCAGCACCTACACCACAAGAAGCTGCACCAGATACCAACGGCCCCATGCAGGGTTTTGGTGATGCCTTACGCTCTGGCATCGACCAGCCACTGGAGAACATGGCAGAGACAGCAAGAGCTGTTGGTGCAACTGGCACAGCAGAGACACTCAGCAATCTCACGTCTGCACCTGAGAACTATGAGTCAGCTTCCGCTAAGTTTATCGAAGGCGATGAAGATGGCTCTTTTGCCTACAGATACCTCCCGAAGGCTGCTGTAGAGCAAATTGGTCAGTATGCTGGCTCTTTGATTACACGGACAGCTGGCCTTGCCGCTGGTACAGCTGTTGGTGGCCCTGTCGGTGGCGCTGTTGGTGCATTCGCTGGTCCATTTGCCTTCGAGGCAGTGCAGCTCCTTGGCCCTATTGCCAATGAACGCGCACGGAACAACGGACGCGACAAGCCAAACAAAGATGACTTTATAGCTGCTGCACAAACGGCAGCGGCATCTGGTGCCTTAAACGCACTGATCCCCGGCAGGGGTGGCATCGTTAAGAGAACTGCCGCTGAGACTGCTACAGAGGGCGCACAGAGTGTCGTAGAACAGACAGGTTCAACAGCAGGCACTGATGTAGGTCTACAGATTGACCCACGGCAGGCAGTTGGTGAGGCCCTATTAGGTGGTACAGCTGCTGGTGGTGTTAATGTTGCACTGACTACAGTGAACAGTGCTGGCGACAAAGTCTTTAAGCCAAAAGAAGACCTAGACCCTGAGACAACCCAAGCTGCATCTGATGTGTCTGCATTGTTGCAGCGTGTTGCTGATGAGAATGGCTACAACCTCAAGGATATTGACTCCAGCTCCAAGAAAGGTGCCGACCAAGCACTTGCAGGCGCTCGTTCAGAGATAGCCGAGCAAGTAAAAGGTGCCGTAAAGGAACTGAAGAAGAAGGGCCAATACCAAGCTCTAAGTTCTAATGATCAGGCCGTATTTGATAGCGCTGTGTCTCAGTCTAACGGTAAAGTCGCTGCTACAGTCACCAAAAAGAACTTTGACTTCATGCAGGACCGCTTTGGTAACACAAACGAAGGTCAAGTATTACTCAATGCCTTCCGCCGCTCCAACGTCCTCACCGAGGTATATGCTGGTGGCCTCAAAGGCGGTGTGTCTAAGTTCACCGATATGTTTAACCCACTGCCTTCTATTGGTAGAGCCTATAATCCAGCTGGTATGGTAGCAGGTAACATCAACACTGGTGCAGCCTTAGCAACTGGTGGCTCCTCGTTAGCAGCACAGATACCCCTCGTGGTTGGTGGTCGTGCCATCGATGCAGTCACTGGACGTAGGTCCAAGGTCAACCGTTTCGTCAAAAAGAACCGCAAAGGCGATGGTCTTTCTGATCCTTCAGCCCCAGCAGCTCGTGATTTAGTCCAAGAAGCTAAAGATCGTAGAGCTGCGGAAGCTGCACTTCGCAAGCAGCAGTCTGCTGAGAAGAGAGCACAGGAAGCTGAAGCAACAGCGGCAACTAACGTAAGGCTCTACAACAACGGTCTGCCCCCAATCAGGGGTAAAGACGGTGGAACTCCCGCACCTAGAGGAGTTGTGTTTAACTCCGTAGAAGAGAACAATGGTGCTCAGAACCTAACAGCAGCAGAATTTGACGCTAAGATACAGCAGGCTCTTGATTTAGCCAAAGAGAGATTTAGTAGCTCACCAGAAACACTTGCTTCTATAGAGGCATATGAAGCCCATCTTAGGACAGGCTCCATGCGTACTAAAGGTAAGCCTCTGAATGAAGTTGCAGCTCTTGTTAGCTCCATCTGGCCAGAAGTAGCTTCATCTTCTGCCCAAACACCAGCTACACCAGCTCAACCACAGCTCCCAATAGAGCGGCAGCTTGGCAAAAACAGCAACCAAGCCTATCTGGCAACTCTTCGTGACAAGATGGACAACGATACGTCCATTCTAGCTGAAGATCGTGCCACTTTAGGTGATGCTTTCGACAGCATGGCGCTGAACTTAGGCAAAGACCCCGTTGCTTCTCTGGAAGCTATCGTTAGTCGAGCCACAAGCAATCTAATGAAGCCTAAACTTGCAGAAACCTACCTTACTCCCTACATGGAGAGGGTAAAGCAGCAGCAGAAAGCTAAAGATGTCCCACCTGTCCCCCCAGCTCCAAGCCCTAGTGGACCAGATGGACCCACAGTTGCGGGAACTGTTAGCCCAAGTGGACCAGTCGATAGTGGACAACCCACGCAACCCGCCTTGGCTCAACAACCTGAACCCCCAAAAGTGGCCCCACTTGATGCCGAGCCTACAAAGCCCAAAAAGGTAAAGAAGCCCACAGCAAAGTCCGTCAAAAAGGCTATGCCAGAGGCTAAAGCAATCATTGAGATTGGCCGTAAAGGCAGTAAGTACGAGAATGGCATTCAAGACGTGGATCAGGCTCTTGAGGTGGCAAGGCTTCTTGGCATAACAGCTAAAATGATGAACTCTGGTTCTGCCCTACAGAAAGAGACCCGGACAGGCAGGGGAACAGCCGCTCTACATAGATGGGGCCCGTCCATGAAAGGCTTTGGTAGCTCTGTGTTCTTCGTTAAGCCCGGTGGTTCTATCGGGGGCAATAAGATCACTTCTACTACTAGCCTAATGAACATCCTCCATGAGATGGGACACTCTCTGACTCAAGGCAACATGGACGGTAAGGGTGAGTTCGGAATGGGTATGGTTAAAAACCCATTTTCTGGTGATTGGGATCAAGTAGGTAAGAACAGTTATAACACTTCTGTTATGAAACCTATTCTTGAAGGTCTTGGTAAAGATCATCCTGCTGTGAAGGAGATACACGCTTTCCAAGAGGCAGGTAAGGCATTTACAGAGTCCAATCCCTCTGAGACAACTCCTGCAAGAGACATAGCTCGAATACTGGAAGACCTAAACAACGCTAAGAGTCCCAAGGAAACTGCGTTTTATAAAGCTAGTATGAACCGCTACAGACGCTATACAAATAATACTTCAGAGCTGTCTGTTGACCCAATGTGGCTCTACCTTATGAACCCACGTCTCGCTAAAGAGCTTATGCCTATCAATACCAAGCTAATACGCGATGAGTTCAAGAAGGCAAACAACGGTAAAATCCAGTTCTACAGTCACCCATTCGCAACTCTTGTTGCTGTGGTATCCGCTATGGGACTGCTTGCCGCTGGATCAGAGGAAGACGAAGAGCCCATGATGGCTCCCGGTATTCTTTCCGCATAACTAAGGTGCCCCTTCGGGGGCATCTGTCACTCAAGGAAGCAAATCGTGAATAAGACAGCATTTGACTTGGTGCCCTTCTTACAGGGCATCGAAGCTATAAAGGCGTCTAGCCTCAGCAGTTCTGACAAAGACAAGGTACTCGCAGAGATGGCAGCGGCACTCCCAGCCCCTGTGTTCTGTAAGTCCTGCCCAACGACCCTCAAGATCATAGGAACATTAGTAGGAGTAGAAGATGCCAGTGCCCAAAGTACCAAGAAAAAAGGCACCGAAGAAAGAGTTGACCCACCCGAACAGGGCGACTCCAAAAGAAAACAACTACTTCACAAACCTAATGAAAACCGAAGAGGGAAGGGCGCTAAGAAAGCAGTGGTCAACAAAAAAGCGTAAGAACGGAGGCAGGCCACAGGGAACACCTGATGGCTATACCCTCGAAATGATCACGCCGATCAGGAAACAGGCAAAAGCAGATGCTGAAAGGATCGTAGCAATCATGGCCAAAGAGAATGACATTGATGACGTGTATGCCATTGAGGCACTCAAGGCAGCAGTAGAAATCATGCGTGAACCGGGGCAGAACCGGGACCGCCTAACAGCAGCACGAATGGTCTTGGACTTCACCAAGACTAAGCCTGCCGCAAAGAGCGAAGTCACCATCGGTAAAGCCGAAGCATTCTTGGAGTCGCTCTTAGTAGTAACTCCAGAGGATGAGCAAGCCGAAGATGGACAAGAGACTTAAAGTAGTACGCCGCAAACTATACGATGACTTTGACTTTTACAGTAAGTCAGCCCTCAAGATCAGAACCAAGGACGGTGACATCAAGTCACTCAACTTGAAGCCAGCCCAGCGCATTCTCCAGAAGGCCGTAGAGGACCAAATGGAGACTGAAGGCAAGGTACGCATTATCATCTTGAAGGCCCGACAGCAGGGTCTATCGACCTACGTTGGTGGCTATCTTTACTTTAACGTGTCTCAGCGCAAAGCCTGCAAGGCTATGGTTGTCACACACCACTCCGACAGTACCCGTGCCCTCTTCGACATGACCAAGAGATACCACGAGAACTGCCCTGAGTTACTCAAGCCTCACACCAAGTACAGCTCTCGCCGGGAACTTACGTTTGATGTCCTAGACAGTTCGTTTGTTGTTGCGACAGCTGGTGGTGAAAGCATTGGGCGCGGTGAGACCCTGACCCATGTCCACGCCTCTGAGCTTGCCTTCTGGCAGAAGTCTACCGCTCTGGAGAACTGGAACGGTATGACACAGGCTGTACCCAACAAGAAGGGCACTGCCATCTTTGTCGAAAGCACCGCTAATGGTGTCAGTGGTATCTTCTATGACCTCTGGAAAGGTGCCGTAGAAGGAACCAATGGCTATGTGCCAGTGTTTATTCCTTGGTACATTGATCCAGAGTATCG